CTACAGTGATTACTGAAGAACCAATAGAAACATTGTCAGAAACTATGGATTTAGGAGTTATTCTAAAAGTACCTTCAATTAAACTCTTTTCATCATATCCAGAGAAAAGTTGAACTTTATAAAAAGTTTTATTATTTCTTGTTATAATTTCAACTTCAGAAACTGGACCTGCGGCAGAATCATCAATGTTTCTGACCACTTGACCCACTAGTTTTAATGGATCTCCAGAAATTCTTTCTGTAACTAATACTTCTCTTCTAATAAATTCTGCATCAGAAGGTTTCAATAAAAAATCTTCAAGATTTATGACTTTTGGTGTAGTTCCGTATAAGACATTGAAGAGTATTCTAAAGGACTCATCAGTTCCTTTTGAAAGATAGAAACTGCGAGCATTCTTTATGAAGTTATTAACATCAATTTCCGATACAAAATCAACATCTTCAAAACCTGGTGCAAGAAGATACTTTAATTTTTTATAGAATTCTTTTAAAAATAAAGCACTTAAATTGTGTACTCTGGTATTATTGTGGTGTGATGATGAAGATGATGATGTGAAAACTAACTCTTCTGGGTTTGTTTCATTCCTGTAACTAGTAATTCCACTAAATCCGCGAACACATCCAGTAAAACTATTAGTTGTAATTCCAGTATAAGTGATTATTTCATCATTAAGTTTAAACAGACCATACTGTTTTGGGAATCCTTTCGTTGATCCAACATAAATGGTATCATCGCTATCAGTAACTGCACTAGTTAATGAAGTAATTCCAGTTATAACTTCTGGGGAAAGGTTATTTAAATTCAGGTATTGATCTAAATTCTCTGCAATATCTACTGGACCTCCCTGATATTCTTGGGAGACGTAGTATTGCTTTAGAAAATCGACAGACTTAGGTGACTCGCTAAGTAAAAATTCTGGTAACTGATTCTCAATAATTTGCTGTATTTTTACCCTAGCATCAAAACCAGTTGTAATCATATCCCCTTATTACCTCGTTAGTTTTCCGTTTGAATAGCTTGATCTTACTGGGTAATCGACTCCAGAAATTTGCTCTCCGGATGCTATAGTATCCTTAACCATATTTATAGTGCTTTTGCTAACATCAAAGACAAGATATAGGTCTTTAAGACCGATGACATCATTTGATTCTGGATATGCCTGAATCTCAATAATACCTCCATCAATAGAGGTAGAAATTATATTAATTGTATTGACTAAGATTTCACCTTTGATATAATCTACAGTTCCAATTGATTTTTTAACAATTTCATATGTGTTTGGATCTAGTGTTGGTTTAACAATGGAAAGAATTCCAATATCACTGTCTTCTGATGACACATCAACAAAGTAAACGGTATCTGCTTCACCTGCAATTCTAAACCCAGTACTCTTAATGTTATAAGATCCTATAGTTTTATGGAATTGATTACCAAAACATATTTCATATTGTGCAAAAGTGTTTAGTATGCAATTAATATTTCTCCTCATTTTCACGCGAGTGATATTCGATGTAATCGATGTATCAACATTATCAATGACTTGAAGTGCTTTACTATACTTGAATCTGCCACCAAACTTATTCAGATCTACAGATTGTGAATACTTGTCTAATGCGGAAACAACTCTTGCATTCAAATCTTGTACATTGCTTACTCTAGATGAGTTATAGAAGACATCACTATCAACTTCAACATAAAGTAGTTTTAGGTCTATAATTTCTTGGTTTATTCCAGAAACCGAATATTGCTTAAGATCATTTAGAATTTCTGTCTTTGTAAAATCGGAAATAGAAATACCATTCTTTGGTTTGATACTTAAAAGTACCTTTCCAAACTGTGGTGGATCTAATTCTTCACCACCAACCACAGAAACCGATTCTGTGTTTGGATATATTTTCTGAATAATCGCTTCATAATCTCTTGCAGTGACAGCACGATATTGTGAAGAATATACCCTAGGAGCAAAGTACTTGATAGAATCTATAGATTCTATGCTGCTTCCCCCCGAAGCACGGTTCACGGTGCTTACAGATACCGTTCCCGAAGGAGTTACAAGTATATCACTACTATCGGTTGTAGTTCCTGAATAAGAGAATAGTGAAGGACCATTTCCATCTGCACCATCAGTTGTAATATAACTGACTTTAATTGTTGTTCCTGTTTCTATTTTCTTTCCAATAATTCCATCACCGAATAAAAGTTCATATTTTTCATCGGCAATTTCTTGTAACAAATAAATTTCAGAGTTTGAATCTACTGTAAAAATATTATCGACCTGCTTATACTCACGAGTTCCAACTTTAACAACAATTGTACTCGTATCAATATTTGGATTATTTAAAATAAATCTTTGATTGGTTGAATTATCAACTACGAATTCTTTGGTGAGGTAAATCCCCTGATAAACCTCAATATTATCAAATGATGCAGATCCATTGACATTGTTTCTTGTAATGTCTTCTGGTACGGAGAACGTATATGAGGTGTTGTCAACCGCTCCAACACACACCAAACCTGCCTTAAGTATTATCTGTGCCGAAGTGCTTGAAGAAGCAATATTGAAGGACACGGTTGCCTTTGCGGCACTTCTAGAACGAGGAACATATCCAACATTTCGCGCTAGAGAAACTACATTCTCTCTCAATGTTGCCGAATCCAAGAAGGATTCGTTGACAATCATGTTCGAGTTGAATGCAGTAATATAGGTATTATATGCAAGCGTATCGATTAGAACAGAAAAGTTCGATCCCTCAAAGTCAAAATCCGTGAAAGTCGAATTTGCACGGAGATAATCCTTGATGGATGTCTTTATCTGATCAAAATCTAGATTTGTAAACTTTGTAAAAGGCATATTATCTTGTTGCCTCTAGGATATATGAGAATTGTTGACGTGGAACTTCTAATCCCACAATAGTAAAGGTAACAGTAATCTCAAAAGCATTCAAATCTGGTCTAGGATCCACTACAACACGTGGATTTTCGACTCTTGGTTCATAATTTTGTATCGCAATTTCAATTTGTTTCTGCAAAACTGATGCCGTACCAAAATCTACGAAGTCAAATAGACTCGTTTTTACATCGGCACCAATTGTGGGGTTAAAAAATCTCTCGGTTGGAACAGTTTGAACCAAATTACGAATTGATCTTTTAATTGCATCCTCATTTTTGAGTACGAGAATATCCTTCGTCACTGGATGCATGTCAAATGACAAACTTATATCCTTAAATGCTCTGGATATTCTCTGTACCGCCATTTATGAGGAGAATTTATGTATTTTTATTTATACCTTCATCCAGAAATCTTACCATAATATGGTTCTGTTCCATAATCCCAGTCATCGTAGTCCTCATCATTACGAATTTTCTCATGAATTTCGTTTTGATGTACAAAATCGTGCTTTTTGGGTGTGATATCATCATTTGCAATCTCACGAAGCATCTTTTGATGCTGATGATTGCCCAAATTATCCAAAAAATCGCTTTGAGGAGTCATTTTTTCGTCTCTGTAGTAATCTGTAACAAGTCTTGTGGTTCCCCACATCTCTCTCATGTAGTTTTTATCTCTGTCAACGGGTGAATTTGCCATTTTTGCTCCTGTTTTTGGTAAAACAGAACTTTTTAAGGGGTTTCTATCCCTTTTTCGTATTTATTTTCACGCTCTTGTGCTGTCTTCCAGTGATATTCATCCTCATCCCCCATTCCAAGGCGTTCATAACTATTTTCAACTTGATAATACTGCGTTGAAACCTTAAAATCGGGCATTTTTGGTTCTGCAGGTGTCAGACTATTATCAAAAATACGGAGTCTGTTGTTTGGATAGAGTGCAAATTGTCCATTATTCAGTTCAATGAGGTTATGAGACTTATGTTCGGCAGGATTTTCACTGGTAGCCCAGTCGACCATGTCTGGATCACGGTGATAATTATCAAGAGTACAAATATATGTACCTTTCTGAATGCCAAAGTCCCGTGTATAGCACTCATAGTCCATACTACCAATGAACTTT